TTTTAAAACTACAGAATCAGTAGTAAAACTATGAGTTAGATTATCTGGTGCCGCTGGTTCTGGAATTGCTACCACTACATCTGTAGATGCTCCTTCATTGCCAGCAATATCAACTGCTTTTATAGCAAATGTACGACTGCCAGCAGTCCAAGCTGCTGGTGTTTGAAATTCTGTGCTATCTGCAAATATTGTTTTTAAAGAGCCATCATTAAAAGTAATTTTATAATTTTTTATTTTATATGTATTTGTTGCTGGTGCCTCCCACCTTATTTTTATAAGACCATTTTCTGAGGTTGTAGTTACGTTCTGTATTGCTGTTGGTGTATTAATGGTAACAAGTCTTTCCGCTGCTGTATTAGCAAAAATTAATGAGGTGTCATAAGCTTTCAATAGATAGGTTGCAGTTGTTTTAGCAAATTCAACAGGTAAAAATAAACTATTAGATTGTACTTTTATTCCTTTATTAGATGCACCTGTTTCTGGATGTGTAGCTGCACTAAATGAACTGTCACTTGGATTCTTTTTTCTTATTTCATAACCAGCAATATCTAAATCGGCAAAACCATTACTTACTGAAGGAACAATAGGTGTCCAGTTGAAAGTAATTCCCGCATTAGGGTCAACATCAACAGTAAAATCTGCATTATTTATGCTTGAAGGTGGTGCGGTTTTTCCCTCAACTGTTTTAGTTACAGGTGTAGTTGCTTGAGAAAGTAACCCGCCAGCATTAATACTCTGAACTGTAAATTCATAAATATCACCAGCATCTACATCTCTAAGCTCAAATTCAGTTCTTCTAGTGATAACGTCTACAGGATTATCAAAAAATACACTAGAACCAAAATTATTGGCTGCCTTGAAAGTAGCACTATTATTATTTGCTGTACCTTTTCTATAAACAATTTTATATTTAACTGCACCTTTTACCCCGTCAAAATTAACCCTTAATTGTATTCTGATATTGCCGTCATTAGTATCAAATTGTTGTTTACTGGGAACATGTTTATATAAAGATTCACTTATATTTAAATTAGTTGGTGCATCTAAAATTTCGTCTAAATTTGTAATGTCTTTTGCCTCTACATCCGCACCACCCTCTATTGTGTTGTAAATACTTTCATCATAAGAAACTGCTGTGACACTATATTGAAGATTTTGTGATTGCTCTATATTTAAAACTCTCCATGTAGTTGGTTTCGCTGTAGTTTTTTCATATAACCAAACGCTATTCACATTAGGTGCTGATGTGAAGGCAGGTGAGACAGTAATGACACTTCCTGATATACCACTTACATCTTTTGTTTCCATATTTCCATTACCTAAAATTACAGAAAGCTTGTCACCAGAAGAAAAACTTATACCAGAAATACTATCAACCGTTATTTCACTTGTAGATGCCGCTGTAATACGACCAGCAAGCCTTGTACCACTTCTGACTGGATCTGATATAGAAATTACCATGCCAACTTCTAACATGACTCCAGCTTCACTTGTCATAGTAAACGTACAAGTTTCTGTTAAAAAGTTTTCTGAGTAATAAATAAAACGTGCCAAACGTGAAGCCTGACCACCTGATGTACAACCAAAGGCATCTATTTGTTTTTTATTCAAACCATAAGCTTTTACAAAAGGGTCATCTGTTACTTGTGTTAATGTTGGCGGGTGCTGAACATAGTCAATTTGTTGTGTAACATTGTTGAAAAATCTAACAACAACACAATTTGATCTTGTCTTTACATCAGAACCTTCATAGCTGAAACCTTCTGCTGTTACATTGCTTCTGTTAAATAAATAAACTGGATCTTCTGGTTTGTCACATATAAGTTTTATTTTACCTTCGCTGTAATACAGTGAACCTCTAAATACAGAAGCGACTTTATTAAGTAACTTAAATGCGTCAGATTTTCTATTAATGACTCCGTTAAAACTAAACCTTGACTCCGTAGTTCCTTTTGTAATGGTTACATCTCCATTAAAACTTCCACTGTTTGATGCCTGTACTTTTATTATTCCAGCTTTTTTATTTGCTGCTGTAATTTTTGTTGTAAAGTTACTTGCACCACCGCTAGTGAATTGACAAGTTATTTTGTCGTTTTTCTGTAAACCCATTTCTTTTGGAATAATATTATTACCAGTTCCATTAACAAATTTCATTGTTATTGTTGTGCCACTCTGCACATAAGTTCCAGTTAAACTTGCTGGATTATTTCGTCTGTCACTTATAAGTGTGTTTGCATATTGTGAAGCCTCTACAAAAGAAAAAACATCAATATTTTTTGCAGTGCCATTAAATGTAGCTTTTTCTGCTGGTGTTAAAACCTGTTCGCCTAATCCATACCTTTTATTAGTCAACAAGTCATACAAAACCATCACAGGACAAGCACAAAATTCAGCAGCTTGCATACTTCCGTTGAAAACATAGTCTGTAGGATATATTATGCGACCTGTTTCAATATCAACTGAAGTTCCTGACGGAATACGACATTTGATACCTTTTATCAAATATGTCCTGCTAGGAACAGAACCAAATTCTTCCGCACCTACTTTTATTCCTACCAAAGCACTGTTATCGTAACTAATTTTGTCATTTATTACTTTTACAATCGACATAAACCTTATAGAATTTCCCTGCTGTATGATGTTTGGGTCATCATGCAAAGCATTAAATTTATCTACTTTTATCGCTATTGTTCTGTCGTTTGTATTGCTTGCTGCTGGAATGTCAACTGGAAATTGTAATTCATATAAATCATTAGTTCTACCGTCTAATAATTTATTAACGACCATTACCTCTGTACCCCCGTCAATACTTCTAAAAATCCTAAATCTTAAAGTTAATCCTCTAACGTCACCATTATTAAATGCAGCAAATAAAGATGGAATACCAATATTTACAATTACTTCATCTACTCTATTTGCATGCGTATCTGAAAATGTAAGTGTTCTTGATGCTAAAGCATCTTGTAAATCATCATTAGGAAAAGCAGAAACAACAGTTCTTACCTTTGAAAAACCCTTTATGACTTCTTGGGGGTCATCACCATTTTTTGTCTCAATCTCAACACCCTCCATATTAAAATTATTAGCAGCTTGCGTTGTATCAGTTACAGGTGCCTCTAATTTTCTTAATGGTGTTTTATTAAAGAAAATATCTTTTTGACCTTCAAGGCCGTAATTACTTGACCCAAAAGTAAAACCTTTCTCTAAAGGTGTTGCGAAGCCAGCAATACTGCCTTCAGAAATTAAATCTAAAATTCTTGCATCAGCCTTACTGTTAAGATTGTCCTCCGCATTTTCTGGATTTCTACGTCTACCCTTACCACCAGAGCCAGAACCAGAAATTAATTCTTCATCAAAATTTGTCATTTAACATCTCCTATTTCAAGTGATGTATTTATGACTATTGAACCACAAATAGCTGTGCCATATACAAGTGGCACTGGTAGACCAGCAATCGAAACATTTAAAGGGGAAGAAAAACTGCTTGATTCTGGTGTCTGTTCACCTTCTGGAACGGTGGGTGTCGGTGTTAATAAATCAGCGACTCCTGAAAGAACCAAACTCGCACCAATCCCAACAGCTGCCTTTGTTGCAAAACCTAACGAACCGAAAGCAGTTGCACCAGAGGCACCAGTAAATGAACCTAAAGTTAAAGCTGGATTAAATAAAAAAGCCCCTCCTATCAATGCAGCACCTAGTAAAATTTTTCCAAACCTACCACTTCCCTCAACAACTGGTATAAAACTAATGCTTGAATTACCTATTGGATATAATAATTCTTCTTCTCCTATCTCATCCTTATCAACCAAAACATGATATTTATTCTGTAAAATTTCAGCTTTAAGTTTCGGCCAATTACAAGTTAAAAAATTTACAGCTTCCCTCACGCTGTCAACATAAGCCTCAACTTCTTTAAGACCCGTATGTTCTCTTAAATGTCCATATAGTTTTATTTTACGCAACATATCTTATCCTCTTGCCTGTACTTTTTTGTAAATATTCATTGTAAGGCTCACGCCCTGACAGCCTTCCTTGTACATGATGCAATATTTGTCCATCAACAAAAACAGCCATGTGATTTAGACCTTTACCATAGATATTAAGCAATAAACAATCATTTGTCTCTAACTGCTCGTAGTATTTTAGCTCACGAAATCCTGTAGCTTCAAAACAATCTTCAAAAGTTGGATTTTCAGCAAAATCATCTTCATTTGCTGGTCTTACCCAATCTCTTAATGTAATACCCTGTTCTTTAAAATAATCTCTTACAAGACTCCAACAATCGTACACTCCAAACACATAAGGTCTGCCAATTAAACTTTTTTTATAGCCAACTGGCTCATAAGTTTGCCACTCATTAGTTTTTGGGTTAACAATATAATATTTTAAACCTTGCTTTTCAGAGGAATATTTATCAGCATCAGATGGTGTCGCATCACAATTAACATGACTATGAAATACTGCAACAATATCTCCTTTATCTTCTGTTTCAGCCCATGATCTTGGGTCAATAGTAAATTGATTTAATTTATCAACTGCAATATTTTTAGCTGGTGCGTATTTTTCTCTCCCTTTAAACATATAAACAAGACCACAGGCTTCATTTGGTGCTTCTTGTTTTGCGTGTTCTAATGCTTTATCTTGCCAAATCATTGAAAGAACTCTCCTATTGCGGGAAAATCATCTGGTAACACTTGTCGTCTTGGCAATTTTATTCCAAATTCGTCATTAGGCATTGCACATTCAAACTGCACAAACTCTTGATTTTCGACAACTTTCCTTACAATCATAAAAATATCATCAGGAAATTTCTGTGAATTATCTGCTGTTGAATTTGTTGTATCAAAATTCTCATCACTTAAAAATTTTCTTAAAGTTCGTATTCTTACAAGAGTGCTACCAATTAAATCATTTCCTCTAGTTATCTTGTTAACCTCTAATAAAATTGCTGATATTGTTCCGCTTGGTAAAGCGGTGCCACCATTAGCAATACTAAATGTATTTGCAAGACTAGGACTAATATTACTTATAGTTAAAAGTGGTCTTGGTAAAGTTCCCTTTCCAGACATTTCAAAACCTTCTGCCATTATTGGAAAAGGCTCAAAAACTTTTCCGTCAAAATGTATAGAGGCTTCATGTAGTGATGTTGTATTTTTTAAATTAGTACCAGCATGAAATCTTTTAACTGCTCTCTTAGCTGTCCATGTAATATTATTATCTGTGACTGTAGCTCCATTTGTGTTTGGAAAAGAAGGTAATGAACCTCCACTTGTGCCACTTGAAGAACACTCAAAGACCATTGGTGTTGGTGGCAATAAATCTGTAGTGCCTGTTTCAAAAATTAATGCTGTAGAACTTACTGTCTCGCCAGCAGAATAAGCTTTATTAGCCTCCCAATCTGCATAATGTAATCTTTGATCTAAATAAATTTCAAATAATTCAATAATCTCTGAAGGATTAGGTTTCTGTAATTCTGTTACAGTGTCTGCTGGTGTTGTCATCCTACGTCAAACACCTCTCTAAATGTTGCTGTAATAGTTGCTCTATTTAAATATGGAATTGATTTGGAAAAACCAGTGCAAACCCATTTACCAACTGTCCCTGCTGGTGGACTCCAATTAAAGAAAGCAGCGTCTACAGCCCTTGCCTCAAAAAAAGCTTCTATTTTATCTGCGTCTGTTTCGCTTACATTCCATTGCAAGTTCCAAACTTTTGGATCATTATGAAGTCCTATCCTTGCTCTGTGTTCATAACCATCCCCTAGTTCAATAACAGTAACACGAGGTTTACTTTGTTTTCTTGCACTGTAATCTGGCAATGTCGCACCAGTTGTAGTATTTAAGGTTGTATCATCAAAAGTTGCCATTATCTATACAAAAGCCCCCCTGCTCTTTGTTGTTTAATTAGTTCTTCTTGAACTGCCCCTGCTAACATTTTACCTAACATTTCAGCTTGACCATTATCAGATTGAACATTTGTGCCAGAGGCATCTACAGAGATATTCACGTTATTGACAACACCGCCACCAATTTGATCGTTTGGAATAACAGTGCCAGCAGTAGAAGGTACAAAAATCTCAGGCCCTTTTTCGCCTACGATTGAAGGTCGACCTGCTGGCGGTCTACCACCAGCAGCAAAAGTAGGTAAAGATTTAAATGGCCCACCAATTCCAGCCAATAATGTATTTATACCAAGTCTTAATAATTGATTACCAATATCTCTTAAAATTCCAGAAGCTGCCTCACCAAGCGTTCTTGTTCCGTTTATAGCATCTACCAAAGCATCAGATACTCCTGTTGCAATACTATCACCAATCTTTTCAAATTCAGTTTTTATTCCATCTGTTGCATCTTTGGTGTCATCCAATTTATTTTTTAATTTACCAACACCTTCAGTAACTTTTGGGACTGTTTCATTGGTTGTAATAACATCATTCTTTATATTATTTGTAGCTTCATTTGTGCCTTCAATACCTTCTTTTAAAAGATTTACAGATTCTAAATTTGTGTTTATTTTCAAATCAAGAACTGGAAGTTTTAAAGTACCAAAAATAAATTTTAAAATTGGTTGATTATCAATAAAATTAACTATCTGCTGAAAAGTTCCTATTACAGCCTTGACTATTCTTCCAACAATAGTTCCTACAGTTTTTCCTACGTTAACAATGGCATTTGAAAACCCTGTAACTCCTTCTTTAACAGCAATCCAACTTTGTTCTAAATCAAATACCACATTGGTTGCATCTACTCCTATTGCTTCAGCAATAGCTTTGCCTACTTCATTGACACCAGCAAAAACACCTTTGATGATAGCTCCAACTACTTCAAAAGTTGAGCCAAGTGCTTCAACTGTAACAGCAGCGACTTTTAAAGACTCTTTAATAAGATCACCAAATACAGCACCTTCTCCAGCTAAATTTGTGAAAGCTGTACCTAATCTTGTAAGTTGTCCTTGAATAGTATTAGACGCTGTAAAAGCAGCTTTAGCAGCATTGCCTTGAGCATTGGCTTGATTTTCTAAGTTCTTATTAAAAGATACAAGCTGGTCATTTAGTAAAGGAAGAATTGCTGTTCTTGCCTCAACAGATCCAAACAACAAGGCAAGTGTTTCTTCACTAGCTCCTCCCTTTTCAACAACCTCTTGTAAAACGCCACCTAAACCTTTTGTGCTTAGTGCAGTAGCATTGAAATCTATTCCAAGCTTTTCAGCCGCCTTTGCAGCTTCACTGGTCGGTTTTTGTATTGAAGCAATAACTTGTCGTAATCCAGCAAAGGTTGATTCAACAGGAACACCAGTTGCAGTGACAGTAGATATTGCCGCATTAAGTTCATCTATACCAACACCAGCACCAGCCGCTATCGGTGCTAAACGACCTATCTGCTGTGCATATTGATCTACAACAATTTTACCATCATTTTGTGTCTGTATAAATCCGTCAACTAATTTAGCTGCTTGATCTGAACTCAAACCATAAGCATTAAGAACAGAGGTAGTTGCATCAGCAACAGTAGCTAATTCAGAAAAACCACCAGTCGCACCTAACTGTGATGCCTTTAAAACGTCTGTTAGTTGTGAAACTTCACCAAAGCCAGCAGATGCCACATCATAAGACGCTGATAACAAATCAAGCTGTGAAACTTGTCCACTCAATTCATTTGATAATGTTGACAGCTTAGGAACTAAAGTATCAGCATCTACACCTAAAGTCTTAATTTTTGCACTAGCAAAGTCTTGTTGTGCGACAGTTTGAAAAACTTTGCCAAGAGCAGCAACAGCGGTAATTCCAGCAGTTAAGGGTAAAAGCAAAGTGCCAAGACTTGCAGCGGCAGCCTTAAAACTCAAAGATGCCGCACTTGCACCTTTGCCAGCACCAAAAAAACCTTTTCCAAGTAAAGGAAGCCCTTTATTAGCGTCTTTAAGTTTGCTGTTTGTCCCGTTTACAGTTTGATTAAATTTTTGTGCTTGAGTATTTACCTTCTTTAACGCTGTTATAGCCTGAGTAGCTCCAACTCTTAGTTCTACATTGGATACTGCCACGACTAAACAATAACTCCTTTAAATATACTTGGCTTTGCGTTTGAGTGCATCTGCCTGTTTCTTTTCTCTATCATACTTTAATTCATAATAAGCAGCAAAAAATATCAACTCCTCTTCAGTAAGTTGTGATCTTAGCTCACTAACTGTCTTGCCTAATTCTGTTGCAAGGAAAAACTCAAAGTTTAAGTAGTTATCCCCCTTTAAGCTTCCTTTGCTTTTTCTACTGTAAGATTTGGATTCACACCAAATAAAAACATCTCAATTTCATTCAAAACATTTTCTGGCAATTCTGCTTGTAAATTTCCAAAGTCTGTTGGATGAAAAGCCTTAGAACCATCTTCTAACTCTGCTAATTGACAAAGCATGTGAGTTGAAACAATTAAAGGATCTTCACTACCAGCTCTTTGAGTAGCTCTTGCTCTATCTGCTCTTGTTATAGCTTTAAAGTACAGAGAAACAACTAAATTACCTTCATCATCTTTTACATCAAACTTACGCCTTTGGTTGAGATCAAAAGCGGCCTTTAATGTGTCAAGTGTTCTTTGTGCTGGCATAAATTAGGTGCGAAGTATCTTAAATTTACTATATATCTGAAGTTATTGCACCAGTTGTGATAAATGAAATAGCAATCTCTTCTATTTCTCCAAGTGTTGCAGAATATTCAGCTTCAGTAATAATTCCAGAAAATCCAATTTTTTTTGCTGATTGTGCAGAGTCTGGAAAAAGCTCAAACAAAGCGTCACCAGCATCACCAGTAGTCAAAATATCATCAATAAAAGCTTGATAATCTGAGTTGCCTGATGGGTTATAGAGCAGAGTTGCAGAACCTTCACCAGAGATAAGACCACCAACAAATGATTTTGCTGTATCTCCCATCTTTGTTGTTTCTAGTGTGTCTTTAGATACAGATAAAGACCATGCTCTTAGATCACTTATATCGGCTTCAGTTCCAGCAGCATTGTGAAACATAATTTTGCCGACATCACCTTTTACAGCCATAACAAAAAAAAGAAAGATTTATAAATATATTAACTCTTTTCAGAGTTTTTTACATCTTTTTTCAAACTTTGTTGTTGCTCAAAGTATTTTCTACACTCAGGATCCCAGTAGTTTGCTTCCCTTCTACCTTTTACAGCTTCGATAGCGTCTAGCATTTCTTCTGTAATTTCAAGTTTTGCCATGATTAAAGTTCCTCATATATTTCAAAAGTTATTCTTAACTGTGTTTGAAACTTTCCTTCTGGACTTGAAGCTAATACTTCTGGCCCAACTGGAGAATCAAAAATAACATCTGAAACTGTAATCTTATTGTATAAGTCCCTAAGCCTTTTGCAAATAGTGTAGTTTGACCCAGCCCCGATACCTTCTTCTGTAAAAACATTTAGAGTGACCAACCCTGCAACAACATTAACTCCTCTTGCTAAATACGACCCTGACCCGAAGCTAGTTTGACACTGAACAAAAGTATCTTCAGTTGTAGAGTCAAAGGCCATGTTATTAAAAACAACAGGAATTGCTGGGCTTGAAGCAAGCTCTGTGGCCAATCTAGACTCTATTGTGGATCTAACAGTATTTAAATCAATAGCAGCCATTATATCCTCCTTTTAATTTTGTTGTATTCATCATCAGCCCACCTCTGCAACTCTTTTCCAATGAGTTCTGGGAAACCTTTTTGTGTTTTTTGTCTTGTTCTAAATTGACCGCCCCATGATGGTGGTAGGTTTTCACCATAACAAACAGGCTCTGCGTAAGGTAAATTGTTGATTATGGTTCCGCTAGTTGGTTTAATCTCTGTCTGCCATGAGTTTCGTAGCCTACCAGTGTCAACTGGTGTAGCCTTTTTTACTCTTCTAGTCCACTCAAGGGTGGTTGCTGCTACCAGATCAATCACAGCCTCTTCCATAACATCTGGAATCTGATCTATTCTGATTTGTCTGGTCATAATTACCTCAAGATAAGATCAAAACTTACTGGTGTATTATTTTGCTCATTTGTAATTACTTGAATTATTTTAAATTCAACACTGCTTATAACTACTCTGTCTTTTGTTGTAGGAGCAAATGTAAGATCACCAGCAGATATTGTAAGCAACTTATCCTGTGACTCTACTAAATCATTCACCTGATTTCTTGAAACATTACTCAAAGCACCTTTGATGGTTGTGTCAGATGTAGATTCTGAGATAGCTCCAGTAGTGGTGTTATATGCCCCTGCTGTCACTTGTCTGATAGTTACATCACCACCAAGCTTTTTTAATGAAGCACTGGCAGCCTTTTTTAATGCTTTGGCAAGACTCATAATGAATAAGCTATAACAGTGCCGCTATCAAGTTTGACACTGGTAATTACTCCGCAAATTTCAGCAGTAGATTTAAACTGTAATCCAGTAAGATCACCAGTGATATTTTCAGCAGCTAAAGTGTTTATTACTGAATCTTGTAATGCTACAACCTTGCCAAACCTTCCAGTGTGGGCTGCTGTATCATTTATAATTTTTGCTGCTGGATAGTCATAGCCGTAGCCCATTTTTAAGACCTCTTAAGTTGTAAGTTTGCTCTTCCCCCTATTCTAATACCCATTAGATAGTGGTCAACGATTGGTGGAATCCTATCAATGCCCACAGCCCCATAAAATCTAGGAGTGACGTTTATATTTCCAATACTTACAGCGGCAAAATCTTCTAAGCCAGAAA